ATGTACCTTGTTCAATGAATTGTCCAGCTTGTTCGGATTTTACCTATGAATTATTAGGCGGAAAGACAGACAGTGGGTTGGATAGATATTCACAAGAAGCTATGCCTAGGATGGTTGTACATAATACACATTTGTATGTACAAGCTGCAGATGAAATCAATCAATTGGTTGATAGTCACGTTGAATTGCTAGAAACAGTAATTCCAAAAGATTTATATGATGTAGTGTTATCATTACACGAAATGTTTGCAGATCCAGACAATGCACCTCAAGTATATGAGAAATACATCAAAACATATAAAAAATTCGGTGGAAGCAGTATTTCAACTACCGATGCAGAACAATTTAATAAATTCTTTACTTTTTAATTGGAAATAAAAAATGGAAAAAAGCAAGTTACAATCGTTTATTAATCGTTACTATTTAGCAGGAAATTGCGAAGCGGTTACGTTGAAAGAACAAGAATCATCAATTGGTTGTGAACTAATTGATATGGACCAAACCATTGTTGGTAAAATTAAATGGAATACTGCACCTTTCATGAAAGGTCAATTGGGTATTAATCATACAGGAGCATTGATTAAAATGCTTGGTGCATTGAATGAAAATATTACAATTGATGTGAAAGAAGCAGCTGGTAAGAATTATGCAATGAAAATTTCTGAAGGTAGCACTCAAGCAACTTTTATGTTAGCTGATACCACAGTAATTCCAGCAGTGCCGGCAATTAATGCAGAACCTGACTATGAAGTAAGCATTCCAGTAAATGATGAATTCATTAGCAAATTTATCAAAGCAAAAAATGCATTACCAGATGCAAAAAACTTTGCAGTACAAGTAGTAAATGGTAATATTAAATTTATTATTAATTATTCAACTGTTAACGCTGATAATATTTCATTTGAAGTTGGTACAACCTCTAATGCAGATATGGATCCGGTATGTTTTTCAGCAGACAAACTAAAAGAAGTATTAGTAGCAAATCGTGGAGATAGTGGAGAATTAAAAGTATCTCCAGATGGCTTAGCTCGTATTGATTTTACGGGTTCTGATTTTGAATCTACTTATTGGTTAGTAATGCTTCAGAACTAACATGTTAGTAAAGATAGTAAATAAATCAAGCAATGCACTTCCTCAATATGAAACCGGGGGAAGTGCCGGCTTAGATGTAAGAAGTGCAGAAAATGTTACTATTGCTCCTGGTAGTAGTCAATTGATTAAAACTGGTTTATTTATAGAAATTCCATATGGTTATGAAATACAAGTTAGACCGAGATCAGGTTTAGCTTTAAAACATGGCATAACCGTATTAAATAGTCCAGGCACTATTGATTCAGATTATCGTGGAGAGATTGGTGTCATTTTAATCAATCATGGTCAGAATGCATTTGAAATAAAATCAGGCGATCGAATTGCCCAATTGGTTATGGCAAAAGTAGAACATATTGCGTGGCAAGCAGTTGGTGGTTTTGAGTCTGGCACTAAACGTGGAAATAAAGGGTTCGGTTCAACAGGTAAATAAAAAATATGTTTAAACAACAAGAAAATACACTTTGGGTTGAATCTTTTAGACCCGATACATTAGAAGGTTATATTGGCAATGAACACATCATTGAAAAAGTTAAAATTTTCATTGAAAACGGCGATGTTCCGCATTTATTATTTTATGGTTCAGCTGGTACTGGTAAAACTACCTTGGCAAAGATTATTGCAAATAGCGTGGATGCTGACTTAATGTATATCAATGCATCAGATGAAAATTCAGTAGATGCAGTTCGAGATAAGATTAAGCGATATGCATCAACAGTAGGTTTCCGTCGTTGGAAAATTATTATTCTAGATGAAGCTGATTACTTGACACCAAATGCTCAAGCAGCTCTTCGCAATTTGATGGAGACTTATAGCAAAACAACCCGATTTATTCTTACATGTAACTATGTAGAAAAAATTATCGATCCAATTCAATCGCGTTGTCAAACATTTGCAATTACACCTCCAAGCAAAACAGATGTTGCAAAGCGATTAGTTACTGTATTAGAAGATAAAGGTGTTGAATATGATATCAAAGACGTAGCTGCAATTATCAATTCATCATATCCAGACATTCGCCGTGCAATCAATGCATCACAAGCATCTGTAGTTAATGGAAAATTGCAATTGGATAAAGCAAGTGCTATTCAAGCAAATTATATGACTGAAATTTTAGAAGTATTGAAGAATGCTAAAGACAAAAAGGCATCTTTCAATAAAATTCGTCAAACCATCGCAGATAGCAAAGTAAAAGATTTTACGCCATTATATACATTTCTTTATGATACATTAGATGATTGGGGAACGGGACATGTAGCTCCATGCATTTTGATTATAGCAGAAGCACAATATAAAGATGCATCAGTTGTAGATAAAGAAATTAATATTATGGCAATGTTTGTAAATTTATTAGGAGAAATATGAGTAAAATGAATGTTAACATTGGGCCTGACGATATGCAACCAATTCAATGCAAAGAATGCGATGGTATGTATTTTCGTCAAGTGATGGCAATCAATAAAGTATCTAAATTCTTAACTGGTGCAGACAAAGACACAATGGTACCAATTCCAGTATTCCGTTGTGATGATTGCGGTTCAATTCCAGAAGAATTTCAACCAATTAAAATTAAAAAATAATGTCAATATCATATCATAAAGATTTAGTTAGCGTTGTGTTTAAAACATCTAATCGAAGCAATGCAAACACTAAAATGAAAACATATCGCAACAAATCAATTGATGATATTTTAGATGCAAAGAAATTAGTAGGAATACCAGATAAAGCAGTTATCCTAGAAATAGGAATGGGTGAACAATTAGAAAAACAATATCGTAAAAAATACAATTTATAATGGCAGAAGAAAAAAAGGGAGCAACTATCTTTGATTTTATCGGAGGGTTAACTGATAAAAAGAAAGAATGGAATAAATGGTCTGAGTCAGATCAAAAGAAGTTTTCCGTTTATATTGTAAATCGATGGTTATCGATGCGTATGGAATTAACAGAATTAGTTAATGAATTACAAACATATACAATTGGTTTATTAAGACCACAAGAAACATATAAATTGTATCATGAGTTATTACCTAATAATAAAGCATTTTCAAAATACATAAAAGGTAAATCTGAAGATAAGTATGATGCTGCATTAGTATCGCAGATTGCAGAACATTATCAAGTTAGCAAGACAGAAGCCGCTGATTATGTTGATTTAATGGATAAGACTCAATGTGAACGTATTTTAACAATGTATGGTTATAGCGAAGGCGAAAAGAAAAAACTATTGAAAGGAATCAAATGAGCATAAATACGCAATCACATTACAAAGGCAAGGATAGCCTTTATAAATTTGCAGAAGAGTGGGGTTTGAATAGCTACGAATTTGACATCATTAAACGCATTGTAAGATGCCGTCATAAAGGATCTTTTGACCAAGATTTAATAAAAACAAAAGATTTAATTGACATTTATTTAAGAGAACAACTACATAATCATATAGATTTCAGCTCTGATTATTTGGATTTACAAAAATAATTTCTTATAATATAAAAAAATATAAGAAATGGCAAATCATGTTTATTCATTATTAGAAGTAAAGTTTAAAACAGCAGATGATACTTCGAGATTCTTAGAGTGGATTGGATTAGAAACTGATTCAGAAAAATGGCCTGAGAATTCAACTTACTTAAGTCGAATGGAGGCATGCTCAAATTGTTTGTTTGAAAGTCTTTATGATGGCACCGAAGATACAAGAGATTGGTGGCTTGAAAATGTTGGTGCTAAATGGTGCTATTTAGATGATGTAGATTCGTCTGATGATACAGTTTATCTATCATTGGTTAGTGCGTGGGACTTCCCGGAAGGATTGTTTTTTAAATTAAGCGATTTTCTTAGAGAACAGTATGCAGGAGCTAAAGTTGAAGGAACCTTTGAAGATGAAGGTTATTGTTTCATTGGAGCATGTGCTGCAAATCAACAATTCCGAGATATTGAATATTTCCATCCAGATGAAGAATATTTTGAAGATCTAAACTACAGAGATGAAGATGATTGTTGGACAGATGCTTTCTTCGAAGAAATGTCTAACAAAAAAGATGAATTGTTAGATGAGGTTTTATCATTTACAGAACAAATAACAGAATAATAAATAGCTCGGCAGAAATGTCGAGCTTTTTTTGTGTTCTTGAATTATTTTTCTTATATTATAAGTATGAAACAAGGACAATACATTGCACCGATATACCGTTTATCACTTCGTGACCCAGAGACGGTTCCTAGAAAGATATCTTATTCACAATGGTCGATGTACGAGCGATGTCCAATGTCTTGGAAACTTGCCTATATTGACGGTTTGGCTCCATTTCAAGCATCAATTGATACGACATTCGGAACAGCATTTCACGAAACATTTCAACATTTCTTAACGGTAATGTATACCGAATCTGTTAAGAAAGCAGAGAATTTAGATTTTCGTAGCATATTGCAAAACAAACTTCGAGAAGAATATGTACGTTGTGTTGCAGATATGGGAGGAGAACATTTTTCTAATCCATTGCAATTAGCAGAATATTTAGAAGATGGCGTTGCAATATTAGAATGGTTCAAGAAACGTCGCTCAGCATATTTTTCTAGCAAAGGTTGGGAATTAGTTGGCATTGAATTAGATTTATGTGTTCAAGCATCAGACACAAATCCTTCAGTATATTGGTATGGTTTTATTGATGTTATTATGCGCCATGTTCCAACTAATAGAATTGTGTTATATGATATCAAAACATCACGCCAAGGTTGGAATAAATATCAAAAAGCAGATAGCTTAAAAGCAGCACAACTAGTTGCATATAAGAATTATTTTTCTAAACAATTCAATGTTCCCAAAGACAATATTGATGTTGAATTCTTTATTGTGAAACGCAAAATGATTGAAGATTCGATGTTCCCTCAAAAGCGCATCCAAAACTTTAGACCGTCATCTGGTTCGGTTACGCAAAAGAAAGTGCAACGACAAATTGATGCATTTGTTGAACAATGCTTTGATGCAGAAGGCAATAAGAATGCTGAAGCAAAATATCTTGCAATATCTGGCAAAGGTGATAAGAATTGTAAGTATTGCTTTGCAAAAGAGCTTTATGATGTATGCCCTAAAGAAAACAGAATCCGCGAATAACAATATTTACAAACTTTACAATATATTTATATTAAAAGGTAGATATGAGTGAATTTAAATTTGAATCTGAATATAGCCGGGTTTGTCCGCAATGTAGTGATTTAATTTTTCATAAAAATCAAAGAGCATTAAATCAAGCTATACGAACTGGAAGTAAACCATGTAAAAAATGTACAGCAAAAAATCATTATGAAAAATGCATACAAAATGGCACTTGGAACTTATCAAATAAAGGATTAACAATAAAACGAGATAAACCAAAATTTTGGAAACTTTGTCCAACAATTAATTGTAATGAATTAATGGGTTATACTACGTTATATAAATTGAAACAAAATCCAACAACTGTTTGTAAAAAATGTGCAAGAAATACTGATGAAGTAAATGATAAAATACGCAATTCAATAAAAAATGAATCGGTAGAAACGAAACGGAAAAGACGTACCTCAGCAATTAAACGATTACAAAAATCAATTATTGATGGAAAAATGTTGCAACCAAACTACAATATATCATCGATTGCAATCCTAGAAGCAAAAGCTATAGAATTAGGTATTACTGATTTAATGCATGCAGAAAATGGCGGCGAATTTCATATTAAAGAATTAGGATATTGGGTAGATGGATATAGTCCGTCAAAAAATATCGTATTTGAATATGACGAAAAAGGACATTTTGATCAAAATGGTTTATTAAAAAAACGAGATCAAATTCGTCAAAGAGAAATTGAAAATTACTTAAATTGTATTTTCATTAGGATTCGAGAATAAATTTTTATATAATATATTATGGCTTATCATAAACACATATATGTATATCAATTTCAAATGCGCAATCATCCTACTTGGCCTGGCGTGCATTTTACCGATGTAGAATATACATTATGTACTAATGAAGATGGTCCTACTAGTAAAGCCAATAAAAAATTGTTAGAAGAAGCACTTCGCATTGTTTATGGACATATGCCAAAGGGTGTTAAATTCTTATATGAAAAAAAATGAAACGAGTAGCAGTAATAGGAAATACAAATTGGCAGAATAAGCGCAAGGTGCAAGAAACACTTCGCAACTTAAAACAACGATTCGGAGATGATGTTATTGTATTAGGTGCTGGCGGTGCTGAAGGCGCAAATAGCATGGTAAGGAAATTTGCTTTAGAATTTGGAATGCAATATGAAGAATATAATCCATCATTTTCAGGTTACAATGTACACTCTGCAATGCCAGAGTCATATTATGGAAAATCTTATCATTTTAGTCAGCTTCATCATCGCATGAAATTGATTGCAGAACGTTGTGATTATATGATTATTATGACCAACGAAACCCAATTAGACCCAGTGCTTAAAACAGCATATACAAATACCAAAAAATTAGAAAAACCAGTGGTTATACTAGGTTAATACATATTTATAATAAAGTTATAACAAAAGGAAAAGTTACGAATGAAGTTACCAAAATTACAAAAAATCGATCCTAACAAGCCTAAGAAAAAGAAAATTCTACTATTATCAGATGACTTTCGTTTGCCATCTGGTATTGGAACAGTTAGTAAAGAAATCATTTATAGTACTGTAAAGCATTATGATTGGGTACAATTAGGTGCAGCACTACAACATCCAGAACATGGGAAAGGTGTAGATTTATCTCAACATATTGCACATGAAACAGGTGTAGAAGATGCATCGGTTAAATTAATACCATGGTCAGGTTATGGTGATCGCAATGTTTTATTTGCACTCATCAATCAAGAACAAC